GCGAGTTCGAGCGAGTACTCAGCTTTCAGAGCACGTGACTTAGCAGTAACGGTGACTTTCTCGATCGAGAATGCCATCTCGTTAAAGTGGTCGCCAGTCGTCTGACCAAGATTCTCTGCGTCATCGGTACGCATACCCTGACCTACGTTGTAGGTTTGGGCATCGCCAGTTGCAGGATAGGTGGCGTCCAGAAGACCAGGATTGGTTCCACGCTGAGTGGTTGTACCCATACCAACGCTACCAGCGGTGAATCCGTTGGTGAGGTTGAATCCGCTGTCTTGTCCAGAGAATGCAGTATCTGCTTCGTTGAACAGTGCTTCGGTGCCGCTCATGTTGGTGTACTTAGAGCGCATTGCGAAGATCAGTCCAGTAGGACCGTTCATTGGTTGAACGCCAGCGAGGTCATAAGCGACCAGGTTAGGCATTGAACGTCTGATCAGGGAGATCAGAACAGGGTCGAAACCAGCAACAGGGGCAGAAGCACCAGCAGAGAAACCTGCATTAGCGCCACTGTTGGTGTTTACGGTTGGAGCTTCGGAGAGGAATGCTCTCTCTTCACGAAGTTCTCTTTCTTGGTTTTCAAGCAGGATTGCGGTTACCGCTCTACGATGTGAATCTTTGATTGGATCAAGACCATCATAGTCGAGAATTGGTGCCCACTTCTCCTGCAGATGCTCGGCATTGAACATTTGCATTTGATTTTTACCTCTTTTTAAAAAGTGTTGTTGTTTGATTATGATCTAAAAATCACTTTTTAGAAGCTCTCGAGAGAGTCTGTAAGTAAGCAGCCATCATTGGAGAAATGGACTCATTAAGAGATTCCTTCTCTGCTGTGGTTACTTCTTCTGAAAGATTCTCACTTGCACTTCTTTGAGTACCAGCGTTTGATGGGAAATATGATTCCCTCAGGGTTACTAGCTTCTCACGATAGTCTGCTTCACTTTCAAACTCAACATTTTCAGCAAGAGAAGCGAGTTTGTCCTTCTGAGAAAGTGCTAGACCCTCAGCGACATCTGCAAAGATTACATCAGCAACCGACTCGGCTAATCTTCTATTCAGAGCAACGTTTCTTTCGATTTGCTCGTTGAGTTTTTCTTCCATTTCATCAAGTTTATCTACCATGCTCTCGATAACATCATATCTATCTTCAGGGATTGTTACATAATGATCTTCAAAAAGACCCTTCATTCCTTGTAGGAATGACTCGGTCATTTCGGTCTTAAGACCGTGCTCTACTGCAAGTGCGTTCTCTTGGAACCACTCATCAGCAACATACTCAAGATAAGAATCAACTCTTTCAGTGAGTTGAGACTTAATTGCATCAAGCTCTTCTACAAGAGCAGCAGCATACGATTCTTGAAGAGACTCTTTGATTTCAGCAACTCTTGATTTAATTGCTGCTTCAAAGATTGTACGTGCTTTCTCTTGGAATTCTTCGGAGAGATCTTCACCTGCGAGAAGAGCATTAACATCTTCTTCGATGTTGAAATCTTCTTCTACGACTTCTTCTTCCTCTTCAACTTCCTCTTCACCACCTTCTTCACCAACTTCAAGATCCTCTTCCTCTTCAGTCTCCTCTTCGATGACCTCTTCTTCTACTTCGGTCTCTTCTGCTTTCATTGCTTTCGCATTGACAACATCTTTGACCTGAGCAAGAGTTGCTCCAGGAGTTTTGAGTGCTGCTGAATCGTCATCTGGACGATAATTGTCGGGAGTAGGACCGCCGAGATCTTCAACTGGAATACCAGCCGAAGGCATTGGCTCAGCAGGTGCAGCCCCTTTGGTTACTACGTTTTCCATTTCTTGTAAATTACTACCAACGGACATTTTTGTTTAGATTCTGTGATAATCTATATTTATTTATAAATTAAAGATTTGAGAGAAATTCGTTGAATAAATTCAACTTATGCTCTTCAAGTCTTTTTTGATCTACGAGAGTATTAATTCTCTTCTGAGTTTGTTCGGCAAATCTTTCACGAAGAATTCCACCTTCCCAAACCCACTCTTTGCCTTCCATAATTCCCTGAACAAAAGCATCGGGAGCAGAAGGATCGGCAACGATATCAGCAGCAGTTGCTAGCATAAAATCTTCACCAACAACTTTATGACCTTCATTGGTCATCTTTAATGAACCAACACCACGAGAAGAAACGCCAAGGCAAACTCCCTCACTAATGAGAGATTTTGCAATCTTACCCATTGGAGTTTCTAAAAGTTGTGCCTTACCAATAAAATTATTACCATCTTTATAAAGTTCACAAATTTTATGTGAAACTCTATCAAGATTTACGGTAGGTCCATCAGGGTGACCGAGTTCTCCGAGAGCACGACCTTTTTGAACAAATGCTTCATTATAGCGATTTACCTCTCTTTCCATAATAGAAAGAGGATACATTCTGCCATTTCTGTTGACTTGTTCTGCCTGCAAGAAAATACCTTTGATATAGGATTTTTTTGCAGATCCTTTACCTTCGGTAATAAATTCTACTTTTGAAATTTCTTCTGTGATGAGTTTCATTGTTTTAGTTTGTAAATCCTACTTTTGCACCTTTGACCTTATTGCTATCAGCAAATACACAATGACTTGCAATCTTAACAATTTGCTCAACTGTTCCAGCAGGCATTGTGATTGAACCAATACCCGTTCCACTTTGAGTTTCAACTACTGTTACAATATGTGCAGTCGTATCTGTATTCACAAGACGAACAACTGTTGCTGCACTAAAACTTGTAGCTGTTCCTGTTGTGGTTGGTAAATTTAGCTCATCTGCTAAAATTTTTGTTGTCATTATTCCTCTTCCTGAGTTTGTGCATCTTCATACTCACTTTCACCAAACATTGATGAGGCAACGATTGGTTTTGCAAGTTCAATTCTTTCTGCTGCTTTTGAATAAAGAACATCGTGAATTTTGTCACGAATATCGGATGCAGCAGCATCTGTCGCAATCAAATCGATAAGGTCTTCCATAAAATTAAAATATATTCCTATTCTTTATTTATATCTCAGCCTTTTTGGCATCTTTTTGCATTTGAGCATCAGTTACTGCTCCTTGTGCATCTAGGTTTGGTTCAGTTGGAACTTGACCCATTCCCATTGCATCTTGACCCATTCCTGCCATACCGTTACCCTCTCCTGGTTGTGGTAGTGGTGCTCCGGTAATTGGATCTATTTGAGAAGGATCTGGTAGAATACCTTTTTGAATTTCATCTTCAATTTGCTCATCAATTTCAATAATCTCAGAATCAGTTTGGCGAAGAATCTTCTTTCTTACATATTCTGTCGAGAAATATTTGCCAATATAAGGTTCAATAGTTGCTAATGTTCCTAACCGACCATTCAGAAGTTCGGACTCTTTTAATTCTGCGAACTGATTATCGTATAAGAAGTCGTATTGTATATGATCTGACATCATTTCCCAGTCTTCTGGTGAGACGATGTTTTTGAGAATCAATTGCGTTTTCAACATGTCGTTAAACATTTGAGAAAATCTCTTTCTCAAACGACCAACAAACTTTGCAAATTTAAGTTCATCTCTTAAAATTTCTGATGATCTTCCAAGATTGAATCCATCACCACCTCCAGCAATTCTTGACTCAGGAACTCCAAGTGCTCTATAAAGTTTCTTTTGGAAATACTCAATATCAGCAAGTTCTCCAAGATTCTGTCCACCAGGAAGAGTTGTGATTTCTGTACCACGACCACCTTCTCTACGAGGAAGCCAAAAATCTTCCATCATAGACATAAACTTACGATCATCACGAACTTCACCAGTTCCCGCATCATAAACTAATTTATTGCGATAACGATTCATTACCTCTTTGAGGTATTGTTCTGCTTTTACTTTTGGAAGATTGCCAACATCAATATAGAAAATTCTACGCTCAGGTGCTCTCGATAATCTATAAATTACAAGAGAGTCCTCAATCATACGAAGTTGATTGAGTGCTTTGATTGCTTTATGCAGATATGAAAGTACAGTATTTTTATTTCTATCTACAAGACCAGAAGTACAATAGACAATGGAATCCTTTGCAATTTTTACTGCTTTACCAGAACCAGCACCAGAAACCATTCCTGTTGGATAATTTGGAGTCGGAGTATAGAGAAAATATTCTTCAAATTCTATATTTTGTGGTAAAGAATTTTCAGTATTTTTTACATTTACTCTTGCATATGGATCTTTATTTTTCTTTTCTTGGCGGATATAACGCATCTTCATAGGATCAATATATCTCAAATCCTGAATCCCTGCCTGAGGATTTTTGAGATCAATGACTTTTAGATAGTAAATTCTACCATCAATATACCAATTCCTAAAAATCTCATGGCACTTTCTATCAAAGTCCATGATTTCTTTTAGATACTTAAATTCTTCTCTTATTTTTTTCTTTAATGATTCGCTCGCATTTAAATTAGAAAGCTCAATTTCAACTGGCGAATCATAAAGATCACTGACAAGGGCTTCATTGACAACATCTTCAATGGCGCCATCACACTCTGGGTGAAGAGCCATTTCTCTATATCTTTTAATTAAATCGTGTTCAGTTCGATAAACTCCTTCAATATCAACATATTGACCATAAAAACCACTAGCAATATAATTATCAAACCCGTCCTCATTGGTTTGAGGAACGGGCGATATTATTGAAGGAGATTTATTTTTATTATCATCAATAGAAAAACCAAAAAGTTTTGCCATAGTATAATCTTTTTGCCTGTTATTCTATTATTTAGTTGATGTCTTCACCACCAGCATTTGCGCCAGTGCCCTTAATTGCTTCCCACCATTGAACTTGAAGTTCTACGGTGAACTCTTCAATTCCTTGTCCATCATATGTGAGTTCAATAGGAGCAACCTGAGTTGGGAACACATCATAAAAACGATAAGATCTCAGAGCAGATCCATCACGATCGAGTTGATAAACATAAGCATCTGCTTGATAATCTGCTGGGTTTGTTAAACCAGTGTTATCAGAAACTCTGTTGATAACATTCATCCACTTTTCAAAAGCGGAACGAATTGCAAAATCAGTGTCGTTGATAACGGTAACAGTCCAAGAATCAAATGTTCTGTCGCCTGCAATTTTTAATACTCTTCCTCTGAAAGGAACTTCAATTTGGGCAACGTTAGATGCTGGCAAGTTTGCACCTTTTACTAAGAATCTTGATTTATCAAGAACATCGGTGCTTGGTTGTGCAGCATCTGGGAAAGTGAGAACAACCTCAAAGAGATTAGAACGAGCTCCACCACCAGTTAACTTACTCTTGAAGTCAGTAATCTTTCTTAGTGGGGGTGGATTAATTTGATTTCTAGCTGGCATGATTTTTAACCTCTAGTGAATTAAACGGAACCGATTACTTCTTCAAAAGCAACACCAGTTCTGGTGGCAACGAAGGTAAGACCGATAAAGTTGATTGATCTTGCTGGTTTGATGTAAATATCAGCAACAAACTCATTTGCATCAATAACTGCTGCTGTGTTGTTTGTCTCATCACAAATGACAACATAATCAAAGATACCTCTCTTAGATTGAACATCGCGGAGGAATGGTTCAATGATATTTACAAAACTTGTTCTGGTGATTTCATCGTTGAACTCGAAGAGGAAATCTTTCGCAGCAGCGGAGATAGCATCTTCAAGGTAGATAAAGAGTCTACGAACGTTAATTCTATCAAATGCCGATGACTTAGCAAATCCAGTCTTATCACCAAATAGGATAATTCCAGCACCAGGTGAGAAGATGATTGGATTAATTCTGTTGGAATACAGAATGTCTCTCTGCTTTCTTCCTGGATTGTATGCAAGTTTAACTGCATTTAAGATTGCACCTCTTGAAGTTCCTGCTGGCGAGAACCAGGGGAACTGTTGAACATCAGTTCTTGCACAAGTTCCAGCAACATCACCATTCAATGGAACATAACGGAAAGTATTATTGAAGCGGTCGTACATGTACTTATAACCACTATCAAAGACACCATAAGTTGTTGATGTTATTGGAGCATAGAAACTAATAACATTATCTGTAATAGTATCAATATTATTTACAGTTACAGTTCCAACAGCAGAATCATTCAAGAATGCCTGTCTGTATGGCGAGATAAAGGCAACAGAATCTTTTCTTGCCTCTGCAACAGCAATACACTTGTTAGCAAGTGCTTGTGCTTGATCTTTTGGATAGTTTGCAGATCCCATTAAGATGAAATCTACTTCATACTCTTCTGTATTTTCAAAAATTGTTAATCCACTTACAATATCATCTAGACCGGAATAAAGTGCTCCTGATGTTACTAGATCCGTTTTGCCACCATAATTTACACCACCAGCAAGAGTGTAGGTATTTGATCCAGATCCAGCGAAAATTACATTTTGAGCATCTTGATCCCAACCAGTGTCTGTGTTGAGTTCAAACTGGGCAACACCATTTCCACTGAAACCAGTAGTTACAACACCAACTGGTTGTGAACCACCAAAGACATATTGTGAATTTGTTTCAAGATACTTTCTCCAATATGATGGACTTCCTACGGAAAACTCACCATCTTTTGCTTTTGAAAGGCTCAGGTGCTTTTCTAAGATTGTTCCAGCATTTCCAGTAATCGTTCCAAGATCATCGATTACTACGACGTGAACTTCATCAAATCTTCCACCTCTACCAGCAACAAATGCTGAGGTTGATGGTTTGCTTGCAATTGCATCCCACTCTATGCTACCAACATTAAGAGTGATGCTTTGCTGCTCGAACCAATCTAACTCTCCGGTATATGCTCTTGATGCAAATGAAGATGATTGACCATTTGTATGAATTGCAACTGTACCAGTGTTTGGTAGGGCATAGACACCATTTTGTTGATAGTCAACATTTACCATAGCGCCAGTATCTGTCACAACTCCCACTAATTTTGTGGAAATTTGACTAGATCCAACTTCTGTAATAACTCCCTTATAATAACCACCTAATAGTGAAGTTATTCCTATTCCAGGAAGACTTGTTCCAGCAGGAATTGCAACTGTAAATCCATAACCAACCTGAACATTAGTTGTGGTAACACCTGTTAAAATTTGATCTGCTTTAGCATCAATAATTGCAACCTTGATTCCATTTGCCCAAGTTCCAGGATTCTTTGCGGCAAAGGTAACATTTGTAATGGTGTTTTCATCATATCCAAGTTGAACATAATGCTCATTGCTTTTAATTTTTACGCTTGTTGCTGCGCCAACAAAAGCATTTGTTAATTGCGAGTCATTTGATCTCGCAATT